GTATAATAAATTATATTATGGAGTAAGTATGAAAATTTTGAATTTTGAAGCATCGGATATGGTATCTGTAAATGGGACACAGTTGCAAGGACACATTACCACGACTTATGATAAGTTGGTAGAAGTGTTCGGGCCGCCTCAATTTACGGATGCCAATCCTTATGAAAAAATTGCATGTGAATGGACTGTTGAAGCAGAGGTACAAGATGAGATAGACTCAGATTCTACCTACTACAAAAACTTTACAGTCTATTGTTGGAAGTATGGAAGAATCCCTACTGAAGAATGTGAATGGAATATCGGTGGAAAAGACTTTGAATCGTGGAGTGTTGCAGATGACATCATTAACGGAAAAGTCTAACGAAGAGTTAGGACGGAGACTTGATGCAGTAAATAAACTGCTAAAGAATCCTAATCTTAACAAATGGGCAGTTGACTATTGGAGTCTCGTACATGCCCGTCTGTTGCGTAAATTTCACGATACAGAACATGTTCCTTACACAGAGAGGGAAAGTATCATTTATGCACATACACCACCATTTGACAAGGTAAAGTAATTATGAGCGGTATGCATTTGATGCCTGTCTATTATAACAGTAATAGTACACGCAAGAAAAAGAAGAAAAAAATTAATCCACAGAAGTACGAAGTACAGTGGAGAGCGCACAACAAGTTTCTAAAGTCTATACGATGTTCAGTGATTACACTGGATGAGTATATCGACTACGTTCAAGGTAAGGTGAAGAAACCTAAAGGGGAAAAGTGTTACGGTAGCACGAGTGATTCCAAACCACTAGGACGAGGTTCAATTCCTTGTTCCCCTGCCATTCGACAAACACCAGACTATCCTAGTCTATCCAATAACATTGGTGGTGTTGCAACCAAAAAAGAAGTTCCAGTATATACTGGTAATGCTGTCATAGGACAAGCATATAATAAGGGGGGACTACAAGTTCTCTCATCACAAGAAGCGAATGACCCTATGACGGGCAAAAGGAGATAATAATGGCGTTTCAAGTACATAAACAAGGTAAATTGTGTGACCAGTTAGAGGCACAAGCATATGATTGGGTGATGCATGATATTACTGAACAGTATGGTGTTGAAAGTTTTGATGATTTGGGAGTAGAACAAGTCAATGAGATTGAAGAATACCTTGAAAATGATGATTGGAAAGAGGACTATGTGCAAATGGCACTACGAAGTCTGATTGACATGCATGAATCACGGCAAGAGGAGTATCAGTAATGCGTGAATGGATATATAATTGTTGGAACGTGGTAATGAACCACGAGAAGAACCCATTGAGTGCAATACCAGATTTTAGTACACGACATATGATTATGCAAGTATTGGCATGGATGTGGTGTATTGTATTTGGTATTATTGTTGGTAGTATGTATGCTGGTGTATTCAGTATGGTACTTCACACATTAACACTTGGTGCAATTGCAATTACGGTTGCAACATTTGAAACAGCAAAACGCAAACCACAGTTTTTTGGTGGATTTGGTAGAGGAAAGGGTGGAGAACACGAGTAATGGTTAAGAAAATTGAAACAGTCTTGAAAAGGGTTGAGATTACCTATATTGAGGAAATCGACCACGATGATGTTGATAAACCTAGGCAAATCAAAGTTGTTACTGAAACAACTAAATGGTTTCCTAATTCAGAATTGACACATAAAAATCCTGTTAAATCGTATGTTAGTGAATACATCTAAATAGGTGTATGAAGGTGGTGAAAATTTTATATGATGATAGTCAAGAAAATAGACTACAGAGTAGCGACACTATTCGTACAGGAACGTCATTACAGTCCAGTAATGCCGAAACTAACTAAACATCATCTAGGAGCATATGTTGATGACGAACAGGCTGGAGTACTAACCTTGGGTTGGGGTACTAATCCAATGGGAACGATTAAGAAGATGTTCCCTACACTTAGTACATCTGACTATTTTGAAATCGGTAAAATGTGCATGGATGAGTCTATGCCACGCAACAGTGAATCACAGATGCAAAGTCTGACTATACAATGGATGAAGAAACACACACCAAATGTCAAATATCTCTACACATGGGCAGACGGTATCGTAGGTAAGCCTGGATACGTCTATCAATCTGCAAACTTCCTTTATGGGGGTTTCATATGGAGTGATGTGTATGTTACGGATGAAGGGGAGAAGGTACACTTCAGAACCATTCAACGTAAGATGAAAAAAGAGATGAATAGACACGACACCAAATACGGCCCAAGACCATCTGATGAGAAGATGGGGGAACTTGGGTTTTCTCGTGTTTGGGGTAAACAATTCCGATATATCTACCCACTCAATAAGAAAGCAAGGAAGTTCTTAAAACAATCTACTATGGATTGGACTATAGACTATCCAAAGGATAAAGATTTGCAGTGGAAGATGAAGCGCCCAGGCGAGACTTCATATACACTATCGGACACTATGCCATATGAACACAAAGGGGATAGTGTAGACCATAACAAAAGTAACGTGAATCGGATTGCTGATAAACACGGTACTGCAACCTTAGAGGGATTCTTTTAAATGAATATATTAAACAGAATAGATGTTCTTAAAAGAAAACACAATGAGTTACATGCAAGAGTAGAAGCTGCAGAAGCAGAGAATGCACCAGACCAGTTTCTAAAGAGTATGAAGGTAGAAAAACTACGATTAAAGGATGAGATTGAACGTCTAGAATCTGGATGGTCTGGACAAGATGGGGGGTTGGAGTATTTTGGGTAAGAAGTATATACATGTCAATCAACATAAGATAAGGGCGAATAAGAAACATGGAACAGACGAACCAGTTATCACAATCAAAGAAGGTCGTAGTAATACCTATTGTCACGAGGTGCGAATACTTGGAGACAGTGTTGTTAGGTATGGGGGGAATGATAAGCCTATCCTTTCTTGCGGCGCTCGTGTTGTCATAGAGACAGAAGGAAAGGTTGAAGTAATACGATGAGTAGTTTATATTGGAAATGGGATAATGCAATCACACCAGAACGGTGTCAAGAGATTATCGACAGTGCGGGCGATACGTTTGAAACCGCTGTTCTTGGTGATGAGAATAGAACGGATAATAAGACACGCAAAACAAACATACATTGGAGTGAAGACCAAGAGTTGTTTGATATGGCAGGACATTACGGTGCATCTGCAAATCGACAAGGTGGATGGAATCTACAAACCAGTGCAATGGAGAGTTTTCAGATAGGACAGTATCCTACAGGGGGACACTATAACTGGCATGTAGATGGATTAGGAATAGAACCTATACATGCGCCTGATAATGAACTTCTACATGGTAAGACAAGAAAGATTAGTTTCGTATTATGGTTAAACGATGACTTTGAGGGCGGTGAGTTTGAATTTCACAAGAGTCATACCAAGGATAATGTACTTAGACCAAAACAGGGTACAATCGTACTCTTTCCATCATGGGTTATGCATCGTGTCAAACCAGTAAAGAAGGGAATACGATACAGTGCAGTCACATGGCTTGTGGGTAAACCAGTACGATGATTGTCTATAGATTTAAAAATATCAAGACAGGAGTAACGTATGAAGATGTTCTAGGAACAAGGGATATCAAGAAACTACTAGATAATAAGAATATCAAACTCGTACCGATAAGAGAGATAATCGCTCATGGTAAAACCAAATAACAACTTTCATCTATCCGTAAAGGATATAGACTTAATAGAGATTGCATTACGCAATCTACCCCCAACAGATAATGTATTAGACCTACTAGGACGATTACATCATCAAAAAACATGGTATGGTAAACAAGCCAATGGAGAACCGTATGTCAGTGGATAAAGATACAGGATGGAGAAGAGCATTAGGAGATGACCCTCAACCAAAGGAGTATAAGGTTACATGGACAGGTAAACAATCTGCACCCGAACCGCAACGATACTATGATTGGATGTTATGGAAGATGCGACAACTTGACGAGGAGAAAACAATGAGCGATAGGTATAAAGTCACAGTCACAAAGACAGTACATATAGAGGAGTTTCCTACAGATGTATTAGTAGGAGAGTTATATAACCGTATATACGACAGTATACACGATGAAGAACCTCGCAGTGACCGCTTTTTGGAAAGTCTAGGTGAATACGAAAAAGACGACCTAAGACAAGCACTAATGAACCTCGTGGATGAACTATAGAAAGATATATGAATGTTACAATCATACATAGACTATTGGAAAGAACATGAACCCTCACCAGTAGGACTTTCATATGTTAATCGGAGATGGTATATACTATACTGTGATGGAACAAGTAAGAAGGTATCCGTATTATGGAATATAGTGCCTGAGAGAATACGTTCACATCATCTATACTGGAAGAAGAGAGTACACTATAAGAGTGGAGACTTCTCTGAACTAGAACGTAAGAGAAAGACTAGAAATGACAGATAAAGATATCAAGTTAATTCTATGGTGTTTAATCGCTGTAGTGGTAGGAATAGTACTGACCATAGGTATTATAGGAGTAGTAGAAGGGGTTTATAACCTTTTGCGGAACTAATTCTCCATAATATCCCATATTTACCCATATTTTCCCAAATAAAAGAAAGCCTTAAATAAATGCCTGAACGCTAGATAGTTTGGGGATTAAAGTCTGCTATTGACCGACTGACCAGATTTTTTGGCAGAGCAATCTTAAATTATATCACAGATTTTGGCGGCTGTCAAGGCCTTTCGCTTATTATTTCATAGTTATTTTCCCAGTTTCATACCCCCATTATACCATAGTTCTCAGCCATTGTCAAGGCGAAACTTGGCGAGCCGCTAAGAAATAATCTAGTTGACCTTTCATTATACCATACTATTATGCTGTTGTCAAGGCCAAAG